CCATCATCTGAAGCCCAAAGAACATACTTTTCAGATCCTATTAAAGACTCTTCCGTTACTGTTCCTCTCAAATATTTATTTGCGTCTACTATTGATTGTGTTTGGCTCACTATATCTTTGTCGATATTTTCTATTAATAATTTGATCAAAGATTTTCTTTTCATTTAATTCTCGCAAAACTAAAGGTTACATATATATTGTAACCTTTTTTTAAGCATTTTACACAAATTTGTTATTTTTAGTATTGTAGTACGCAATTATCAAATTTTAGACCTAGGCTTATTTCTAATATTGTTGGATCTCCGTATGCTAATTCTCCGAATCCCGCAGAAGTGATCATACAACCCTTTAGATCCCATAATTCAATTACGGTACCTATAGGATCTAAAAGTTTAAGTTGTGCATCTCTTTTGTAGAAATCAGCATAACCAGAACGACCAGATACAGATTCATAATGAGTTCGAACCCATTCCATAACCTGTTGCGCTCCGGATGGGGCGATGGGATCGTATAATGTTATACTCATATCACCAAAGGTTGATCGACCTGCAAGAAATCGTGAAGAATTCATGTAATTAATTTCTAATGTATTAATTGTTATGTCCGGTCTTTTTGCAGATTTGATCAAATAAGCATCAATTCCTTCGATGGCAAAAATCCATCTATTGTTGTGTTTTGGCTCAAATTTGCGTGGTAGCATACTTGCGACGTCTAATGTTTCTGCCATTTAAGTTCTCCTTAAAGATTCTATTTTATAAATATAGTGTTTTTTAATTAATCTATCTGATTTTGAATATTAATATCGATCGAGATTATCTCAGCTGATCGATATGGTTTGACAAAAACCTTTCCTCTAACTGTATTATTCTCAATATCTGCTTGCGATGTTGTTGTTTCGTCAATAACGACTTTGAACATATCAACAGCCTGTGCTGCTTTTAAGCTATCTAACATTGACGAAACACTCTTTGAAAAATTAGCTAAAACAGAAGGTTGATTTGGTTCGAATATATATCTGAGAGCAATATCACGGGTTTGCCTTCTAATGTATACCATCAATCTTCTAACATCTAATCGATTTAAAGCAGATTCTGCTTTCAATAATGTTTTTTGGCCAGATATAATACCAGTTCCTTGAACTTCGGTATCTGCAGGCGACATTAATTGAGGGCTTATGTTGTCATTATAAACCAATATTGGATTAATTCTGTTTAGATATGAAGACTTTACGTCATCTGGAACCACTTGAGGACTTACACTTTCAATTGATTTTGGTCGACCATTATCATATCCTGCCGGCGTACCCCAAGGACCTTCTCTTCTATCTGTTAATGCAAAAGCCCCAAGAGCAGCAATTGAAGCAGGTGCTAAAGGATAAGAAGCATTGGAGAATCTAAGATTTACTAATGGAAAGTAAGCTGCTGCAAAACTAGAATTAACTCCACGGGCCGAGAATCTTTCAATAGTATAGAATGTATCGACATTTTGTTCAGATATTGGTTTATCACCAAACCATATATTGCTATTTGAAGACCCTTGTGCATCGCATAATTCTATATCCATTAAGTATATTGCATCAAATCTTTCTTCCATCTTAGAAGAAGCATAATCAGTTACGTAAGTAGACCTTTGTCCCGGGATTACAAGTGCATTAATATCAACATCTGTTTTTTCACTTAGTATATCAATTGCTTTTCTATAACTAGCAACCGTAGATCCTTGATACCCACCTTGTGTTGCGCTGTTTACTTGTTCATAGTGAGCTGCCCAGTGATTCATTTCTCTGTGGTTTTTATTGAATATATTAAGACCATTAAAACCACCTTGTATTGGTAAGCAAAAACTAGTATATTTTTGGTTTTCATTTTCTGATTTTAGATCTGCTGCAGTCAAGAATCTAAATCCACTAGTGCTTGGATCAACGCCATCTCTAACATATCTAGCATTATGCCACCTTTTGTTATCTGGTCTAACTACACTGTTGGATGTTTCCGTTGCAACATATACTCTACCTAACGTAAATTTATTCTTCAGGAAAGCACTTGAATCTAAAACTGCACCAGAAGCATCGTTAGCTACACCGTCATTATCTCCTACCCAAGCTTTACTCCCACCATAAGAAGGATAAAACTTATTAAGTTGTCTAATTAGATCTCCAACAGAACCCCAAAGATTATTACTATTCTTTACATATTGATCGCCAGCGGTACCATTGCCTGTCAAAGATATAACACCAGTAGTTTCAGAAGAAGTATCTTCTGTAGTATATAATGTTCCTTTTGCAGGCTTATCAAATCTTATACCCCAAGGTTGAATAGAATCACCCTTTGAATTTATATTTTGAATTCTTAGAGGAACTGGTGGTGTTACCATCCCTTTAGCAGCAAAATGTTTGTCGTTTTCAAATATTCTATCACAGCGAGCATTACCAGTTGCAACACCATTGTTAATATGCTTTGGAAGTGGCGCCAATTGTGATGAACCAGATGTTACAAGATGGTGCATACCTTGAAAACCAAAAGGAATAAGATCTTTTTGGATTCTAGAATTTGCTACATCATCTGTAACTTCTACTCTAAAGAATCGATTTGTATTTGGATATGTTCCTTTTACGACCAATTTTTGTTCGTCTTCATCAGCATCAAAGTTATAGTATTTGTGATAATCCCCTATTATTCGAGCGATATATCTATTTGAATTTGGATCTAAAGACAATGCAGTCCAACCTCCAATAGATGAATTTTCAGAAACTGTAGCCTGAGTTTTATCTGTTGGGTTTACTGGATCTCTTTTTCCATATTGTCTCATTCGTAAACTAAAAGTACCATATTCATCAGAATTCGAAGGATAATTTATATCGTATATTTCTGCAAAATATTGATCTTCAGCTCCTTGGCCATCATCTAATGAATGTATGCGGAATAATTTCTTTTCAGAACCTCCAACATTTTGAGATAAAACCCACGGAGTAAATGGAGTAGAGAATCTATCATTCCATCCTTCGTAATTAGGTTTATATCCGGATCCACCGTAATTATTTCTGGTGTGTGATCCGGATGTTATAAGAACATTGTGATAGTGAGTGATGTTTGTTGAAGAATTTGTTCCAGTAGATGCATTATAATTCTCCGGTTGTGTAAATGTGTGGATCGATCCAGAAGTTGAAGCTGGAACTGCTAATTCGGTTGGAACAGGATAATGTGCATAAAGATAATGACCTTCTTGTTCAAACATATCCGGATCTGTGTTGAGGCCACCTAAATAAGATGGATTAGCTGGGTTTAATGATGCAGCAACAACTCTTTTGTTTTCGCCGGCATTTTGTCGCATTCCGTTAAATATGAATTTTACTTCTTGAGACGTTGTGGGATTTGCCATGGCCCCCACAGGAGAACCTGCATTAAACCTACCTAGACCATATTTTCCCCAAGCATAAGCCGATCCAGTTAGTTGATTTGTATCATGACCATTATCTGAATAATTCCATCCGGAGAGAGTTAATTCAACCCCCGAAGCTACTAAGATGCATGCTCTTAAGATAGGTTGTGTAGTTCCACTCAATCCAGCATCCGTTAGATAAGTAGAACCTGCAGATTGTGACATAACAGTTGATACAAAATAAGTTCGGCCTAGGCCGGCACCAGTATGATCTCCACCTGCAAATTTACTGGGAACATTTACCGAACAGGTAGCATTCCAATTTGAGGCATTACTTAACGTGATAGTTGTATTTCCAGATTTTCCTTTAGCATCTTGTACAACAACAACTTTTCCAGCTGAAGGATTAGTTGCTGTTACTTTTAGCGCTGAAGCATTTATCTTAGCAACTAAATCAGCTGCTGTTCCTGTGGCTCCACCTCCAGCAGCCGCTATTCCATTGACAGCAATATTACTCCCAGCCGCTCCATCGTTTTCGTTGTCTATTTCGAATACTTTGGAAGTTGCTTCATAATCAACAATTGTGATGGTAGTTGTTTCATTTGGCTTATCACTAAAAGTCCATGTTGCACTTCCATAGCCTACATCTGTAACAGTATTTGCGAATGGGTTGGCCCCTTTACTACCTACTGAAACAGTTCCTTCAACACCATAATTTATAGCTGCTTCATAGGATGCTTGAGTTTGAACTTGTTGTTCCCCAACGGCAAAACCTGCATTTGTTACAACATTATTAGTTCCTCTCTTCCTACCATTACCAACACCTAAAACTCGAGTATATATCAAACCAGCGTTTGCTTTAGCTTCAGCATACCATTGGCGGACAGCAACAGAGCCCCAATATTTTGAATCAATTGGTCCGAATATATCATTAAACATACTTTCGCCGTTTACTAATGTTGGGACAAATGCAGGTCCAGTTTTAGAAGTGCCTATAACCGCAGCAGGAGTACCGGAAAAAGAACTCGGGTTAGACGGTTGACTTTTATCAACTTCTGTGATGTCGATTCTTGGATATGACATTTCTTATTTTCTCCTATTGAAATATTTTTACTTAAATGTTACGCCGTCTGGATCAATTATAAAGTCAACGCTTACAAATTCAATTGTTCTTGTTGGTACTATTAATACGGTACCATTAAGACGATACTGTTG